AACTATATACTCTAATTCATCATATTTATGCTTTATTAAGCATTCTAATGAACTATTTTCTGATTTAGACAGTATTACTCCACCCTTATTAGAAATCTCTATAAAGCAACTTAATCCATCAGATACTTTCTTTGCTATTATGCTCATAGTTAACCTCCTAAGTGGTCTCCAATTGGATAACCTTCATCATCTGTTTTTATTTTTTTCATGTATTTTCTTATTAACTTAAATAATTCTTTAGTATTAGTAAATTGCAATTCTTCTCTTCTTAACGGTAAAAAGGCAATAGTCCATCCATGATCTGCGTGAAATTTTTCAGTTACTCTGATATCATTTATAGTATCTATATAAATCCATGGGTAATTACTAAATAAAGTAATATTAATACCTATTAATTTAAGTCTAGCTGTTAATATTTCTATTTTTTTTATCAAATTCTTTTACAATCTCATTTATTCTTTTTTCAATACTACTTGTATCTATAACATTTGGATGTAAATACACTCTAGACGAATTAAACTTTAATTTAATTTGAGAATAACTAAATTCAGGGATATTTATTAATCCTTGAAATATAACATCTAAATAATCAACAACATCAGGAATATCAATAACTAGTCCATAATGACCTTTTTCTAAAAAATCCTTATATTTGATATTAAACTTTTCACTTGTCATTTATTAATTTATTTAATACTGTTTTAGCTTCTTTTAAGCCTATTTTAACTATTAATTCACTAAGATCTTTACATTCATACTTTAAAGGGATAATAATTGATTTAAACCCATATTGTTGACTTATAGATTTAGCCGATTTAATTCCTTGTTCATCATTATCATACATAATAATTATAGATTTAAATCTTTTTAATAGCTTATTAACCAACTCTTGTTCTAGTCTATTAGCTTCACCCTGCAAAGATATAGATGTATAACCGCATAGTTTAGTGCACATAATGTCTTTAAGACTCTTTTGTAGTATCAATAAATCACCAAATAAAGGTAATTGATCAAAGCCCTCTATATTACTTGCAACTCCACCACTAAACAACCATTTATATTTCTTCTCAGGAGATAAAGGTTTATATATCTTATAACTATACTTACCATCATAAGTAAACCTATAAGCATACATAGGATTATCTTTTGAGTAATTAAATATGACTGTTCTCTCGCCCTTATGTAAATAAACATTTGAGCAAGGGAAAACATCATAAGCATCTAGCATTGCGAAATCAATACCATATTTAGACCAATAATTATAATCTATGTTATTCCAGTTTCTAACTTTAATTGTTATAGTGGATTTTACTTTAGGTTTAATTACGTGTTGAACTGTATCTTTACCTAACATTACGCTAGGCTTTAAATCGTTTTTGCCATTAAATAATCCAAAATCATTAGATATAATAAGCAAAACCTCTCTATAGGTACATGAATACTTAAACATAACATAAAACAAACAACTAAACCTATGATCTGTCTGACCAAAGTCCTTATAAAATAACTTATTATTCTTGTCTTGACTTATATAACAATCAGGAGATTTATCTTCATAAAACTCTGAATGAAAGGCTATATCTATTTCTTTAAAATGAGGACAATATTTTTTAAATATATCATATTCTGAGATTTTAGAATACATATCCTCAACTTTTATTTCAGGATATATATCTTTAGCTGAAAACATCTATATACAGTGTAAAAGAGTGCCTAACTTGCGCTAGACACTCTTGGTTAACTTAATTTATCATCTAATTAGAAAGGAAGTCCACTAGTTTCTGGTTTCTTTAAAACTACGTTGTAAAACGGGTTTTTAGCATCCCAAACTAGTCTAGTTCCTCCAACTGGCTCTGTTACATATAGTTCAATTGCAAATTTACCTTCTTGATACTCTCTAGAAGAAAACAAACCACGAACTGATTTACCAACTAACGCATTAGTTAATTTCCCAACTAACTCATTAACACTTTCAGCTTTAAGAACAGCTTGAGACTCCTCTACACTTGCTCCAGTAGCGCTAATAATAACATTTTGCAAATACTTTGCAGTAATTGTCCATGCTGCTACTGTCTTTCCTTGACTAACTTCTGTTTTAAGTGATAATCGTTTAGAACGACCATCTTTACCTAACTCATTAGTTGTTTTTAACTCTATACTCTGTATTCCATTACTCTCTACTAGAACTACTTCTGTAATAGTTACTTTTTCACTGATACCAGATCCTTGGTACTTGCTCTCTCCACTTGGTTTAATCTCACTTGCATCAAACATTCTTCTTATCTTATTTTTAAGTTATTTTATACTAAACAGTTGCTTTATAATATGGCGCAACAAATCCATTAAGCTACTTTAGTAGAAGAAACTACTTCTCCACTATTGTACTGATCTATAGATTGAGAAACAAAAGCCAAATCATTAGGTATATATGTCTCTTTAAACATACCTACAGGAGATTTAGCTGGTGATTTACCATCATTATTGGTTACAAATTGATAATTAACTTTATTGTCATTACCTTTAACTATATTAGTATATAGAATAACTGTAAATAATCCTTCTAAAGTCAAATAATCATTAACCATTTTACCAACAGTTAACATTTTATAACCTAAATCTTTATCTTCTTCTGGATGCCACATAAAATAAACCTTTAGATCTTTTCTAGTTGTTCTAGCAGACTCTAAAACTTTAGCCATGTTAACTCCAATATCAGCAAATTTACCATATCCTGACTCTTTAGCTCTACGCATAAATTCAAATGACATAATAAATTGACCATCTTCTATAATCACATCTTTAATATCAGGTCTTGACTCTGATACATACTTAATAACTTTAGACACTGTTTCTGCGTCAGAAGTTTCTATATAATTACCACCAGATTTAATATCACCACCATAGACTTTTGTCCAGCCTCTGAATGGTAAATCTTTACCTGCAACATTAATTATAACTGTTGTCTTAGGGTTTAACCCCTTTATTCCTAATTCAGGAATTTGACCTATTGAGGTACTTTTACCACTACCACTCTTACCTACTACCGCTATTGCTGACAAATCATATATTATAACTAACTTATTATCTAATTACTCATAAATTGTAACAGTCTTTTCTTTGGGAAAAACTTCTATTCCATCCATAGGAAAATTACATAATCCATCTGAATTTATACTTAAAGATTCTGCTTGAGAATAAGTTATTTTAAAATACTTAGAGTCACTATTTCTTTTAATGACAACTTCTATATCTTCATATCCTTTAGATGTATCACAATAAACTATTTTACTTGTTTTTGGAACAATAGAATATATCTTTTTTCTCTCTTCAAGTACATCGTCTTCAAATTCTTCAAAATTTAAAAATATTCCTTCTTTTAACATTCTATTTATTTAAATTAAAGAGACTTAATAAACTCATCAACATAATCATTCTTTCTTCTCTTAGACTTAAGAATTGTATTTAGTTGTTTTTTAATAGCAACTTTATCAATTGAGTCTGCGACAAGTTTTTCAACTACAGGATCTTTGCAATAAGCATTTGGATTTATATCATTTTTAATACAAATATGATATTGAAATTTATCATAATATCCAATAGGAACTGCATGAGCGTAATAAGTTTTATATGTCTCTCTTAGGAAATTATAAACTTCTTCTTGAGTTGTGTTTAAAATTACACACCCTTTTGATTGATTTAAAAGGTAATCTATAATCTCTTTTTTCTCTTTATTTATAACTCCAGCCAAATTTCCAGCCTGATGTATATAACTTAGTTTACAATTTGAGTCATCAGCAGCTAAAGACAAACTTGCTCCGTATTTACCTGTAAGTTTATCAAAAGAAAAAGCCCTATTAACTCCGTATTTTGTTTCTTTTATTATCATTATCTAATTACTAATTTATTAAGTCTTTCGACATATGCGTTATCAAATTCTTTAGGTTGTCTCAACTCTTCAAAATACCCAGACTCAGCTTGGAATATTAATCCTATAGATATATTATCCCTACTAAGCCTATTTTTAATCACTTTAAGTAGCCTAAACCTATCTTTAAGGTTATACGCTGCTCCAGGCACATTTATGTTATAACCAAGACATTTCTCCATGTCCATTTTATAAGCATTCATTACACCTATTACAACATCACTATCAATATATGGCGAACGAGAGTCCTTAAAATCTGTCTGTTGAGGAGATATATCTACTCCTTTAAACTTCTGTCTTTCAAT